CTTTAATCAACTAAGTACTGAATAGTTGCAAGATTAATGTTTCTTTTTCTACGAGCATCTGTAAGCTCTACAGGACTAAGACCACCCCACACACCAAACTGTTCGTGTTGTATACCCCACTCAGCGCACTCAACTATGTGGTCACAACTTTTACATATGCTTCTTGCTAATTTAACGTTTGTAGCATTTGTATCTAGTTGACCAGGATCATCAGCATCCCCATAAAAAAACAAATCTCCACCGACTTCCCTACACAGAGGGTTTTCATATGTCGATGGAAATGGAAGTTGAGGCTTTGTTTTTTTGTACAAAATTTTGCCTGTCTGTGAAGTTGTTAAGTCTTTTCTACACTACCAACTTCATAACCGCAACCAGCGTATCCAGCAATATCAATCCACGTGTCGGGCTGGAATCCTGACTTAGATGCGTAGCGAGCAACTTTTAACCCAACCATCATCATTGCTACATCTTCGGGAGTTATATCTACTCCAATAATTACAGACCAAATTTTTGCAATACGAGTAAAGTTCTCTTCTGGACCGCCATATTGAACATCACGATCCCCAGCAATAATTGTTGCTGCTTCACGAAGGGCTTGAACTCTGAGTTGTAGAACCGGTTCTTGAGTAGTCTCAGACATCTCTATTTTTCACCACTACCTGTGCTTGATAAAAGCTTTCGCTTTCCATATCTTCTGTCTCTTTAACAAGTAATTCGTAGTTAAATTTCTTTCTTACGTCAGAGACACTTACGTTAAAGAACTCTGAAATACGCTTTTCAGCAGCTAAAGAAATTTCGTCGTAATCATCTCCGTTAACCAAAAGATGAGCAACAGTGACTACGCTCATAATGTTGCAACTAACTTTTCTACTTTGTAAGGAGAGTAGTGAGATCCATCAAGAGTAGGCTCTCTACCGTCAGTTGTTTTAACAATAATGTCACCTGAACGAACAGCAACTACACGACCCCTACGCCCGTTATGGAGTTGTCCTAACTCGCCCTCAAAAGCATCTGCCAAGACTCTTACTTCATCACCAACGCGGATAAACCCTGGCATACCGGGTTCCCAAATCTCGTTGCCTTGGTTATTAACTAAAGCAATGCCCATAGCTAGTTTTGAAAATACTTCAACTATTTGAGCATCGTTTGATGCTAGGTGGGGCAGGGTTCTCCAAAAATCAAGAAGTTTTACTACAGAAGTGCCTACATCAACAGACACTTTAGCCATTTCTAGTTGAGACTTTGCCATCTCAATATTTAAATCTCTCATATATCCACTCTCACTTTACGTAAATTGTACTGTATTAAACATCAAAAACACAGGATAAAACTCTATAAATTGACTCATTAAAATCTGGTAAAACCTTTATATAATCATTCTTTTGTTTTGTAGCAATAGAAAGCCTTTCCCCAACAGACATATCCTCTAAGTTATGAGCCAAAAGGGACCAGGACTCTCCTAAATAAGATGTCTGCTTCCAGTCTGTGACTACGGGAGTATTTACATACAAAGACTGAGAAAGATTTACCGACCACCAAGGCTCTTCATTTTTATACACAGAAATTACAGAGCCAATAGATTTATTTATATTTGTCAATACAGAAGTATTAGTAGACCATTTACTACTAGACATTGGGTAAATTTTATTTTTTAGTGTTTTTTCAAGATTTTTAACCCAAGGGGTCTTTTGATTAGTAGACCAATGGTCTGAATTTGACTTCATATATAAAGCAGTTGAATCCTCTACGGCAGTCAATAGAAATGAGTCAAGACATAAAAGATCCAAATTATCTTCAGAAATATTAGGTATGTGTTTTGTTATGTGTTCTTTCTTAGACCAAGGAAAAGAAGGACACAAAGTCTGTTCCCAAGTATTTTCATACAAATCAAAAATAACTCCTTGAATACGAGAAAGATTTGCTGAGGATGTAGCTTTACCAAACTCTGATCTTTTAGAGTAAAAATCTTTTACAAGATCCTCTGGATTATTAGCAACCGCCCTAATCCCAGCCCACAGTTTGTGGGGCTCTGGAGCATCAACTAAATATCTAACATTAGACACCTTGCGAGCTCTTTCAATGACAGACAAAGCCCCGTATAGTCGATATGAAGAAAGACTCGTGGGTGGAGTTAGACCAACTATTACCACATCAAACTGGGATAGATACTCTTCAGACATATCTATTGATGGTGTAGTCCACACAACTTCGTGTCCAGAATAACTCAAAGCATTTCGTATAAGACCAGAAAAAGTAGGAAGCCTTGTATTTAATCCAGGGGACGACTGAGGAGCACTACATCCAGTAAGTAATACTTTCATAGTTTTTAATCTATCTCTTTCCTATAGTTTGTGGAGTAATGAGAAAGCCTTCCAACATTTGCTGGAAGGCAATCTCACTAAGCCAGTGACTTAGAAGGGTGCAGACGGCGCTGGAGCCGGTGCGGGTGCAGGTGCAGGTGCTGGAGCCGGTGCAGGTGCTGGAGCAGCCTGAGCCTGTTCTTCAGCCCATGGATCTGTAGTTGGAGCTGCTGCCTGAGCAGGGTAGTAACGCTTGATTTCATTCTTCTTGTTACCCTGCCATACGCGACTACCAATTTGAGCGCGGAACTTGCGATTAGCAAGAGCTGCTTCAATCTGAGCATTAGTAGGGTCTTGGCTAAAGAAATTTTCTCTAGTCAATCCCAAAGCGGCCATCTTGCTAAAGAAAATACCCAACGCAGTTGGATTGTCATTAGACACTACAAGGTTGTCCCATACGAGACGCTTGTTGTGTGGACCACCCTGTACTTCAGCCTTAACTGAGAACATTGTCTTGCCAGACTGAGTCTGCTTTGCCACGCCTTCAAGAACTACTAAATCGTAGTCACCGTCTGGTAGTGGTTCGTATGATGCTGTTTCTCCAGCCTCTTTGATGAGGTCGGACCAGTTTAAGGTACTCATACCTTAACCTTCCTTCTTTGTTGTTTTGGCAGCAGTTGCTGCAGGTTGTTTTTCTCCAAAAATCATGTCAAGCATACGTTCAATGGAGAGGTTTTCTTGCTGAACTGCTGAGCCAAGGCGACCTTGTACACGCTCTCCAGCCTCATACTGATTATTTCGTTCCACGTACATTTTACGAACCTTGTACGGAGGACTCAATGGATCAGGGTTTGGTACTTCCTCTGTTGTGATAGCACCAAGAATGTCGTAGAAGTACGGAGCCTGGATTGCAAGCTGACCCTGCAAGTACGGACGCTGACGACCGTCTTGGCTAGGACGAGCCATTGCAGTCAAGACAACTGCTTCTAGTGGATTAGTTGCGTGCATTGTTAGATCGCGTAGGTCACGTAAAAGACCGCCCATGTGACGAAGTAGTTCGCCCCACTGCTGCATCTTCATCTGCTCGCTACCTGCGATGCTATCCATGCACTTAACTTGAAGTTCAGAGATTGAGTCAATGATAAGACTCTTAAACTGATGCTTACCGCTCTGAAGCCATTGATATGCCTTAAGCACATCGTCATAGCTACGAACTTGGACTACGCAAGTATCCCAAGTGCCGTCTGCTACTGGTGGCTCCTCTCGGAGTGGGTCCCAGTACTTCACGATGATAGGGAGGAAACGATGCCCACCCTCAACGTCAAGCATGAGACGTGGATATGGAGCGGTAACCGCAAAGGTGGATTTTCCAACCTTTGACTCACCGTAGACCATAACTGTAAGAGAACGCTGAATGTCACTCATAGTTATTCCAGTCCTTTCTTGTCATTTTCGTTTTCGTAATATGAATAGGGGTCTCCCTCTTCAAACATTTCTGAAAGTGCTTGCTCGGCTGCGCTACCGTCATCCATTAACGTGCATACAGTAAAGAATTGACACTTCCACTTACAATCGCGTGTCGGGTGAGGATACGCAACAGAAGTATGATCAGTACCTTCGTCAAGCGCTGTACGCACTCGCATTAGGTCTGTTATTGTTCCGTGGATACGGTTCCAGAAAGAACGAAGTGTGAACACATTGTGACGCACCTCAATCTGGTCGTAGAACGGAGGTCGTGCAGAAGCAGTACGCTTTACCTTTTTTAGCATCGTAAAGATGCCACCTTCGGAGCGTTCTCCTTCTTTACTCTGGAATGTTTCCAGAAGCATATATGTAAGCACTTGCTCATTCATTGGAGCAAGCATTGCAAAGTCTGAAAGTGATCCACCTACAGTCTTAAAGTCACGGAACATACGAACACCATCAACCTTACGGCGAACACGCATATCAAGCTTCCCCTGTAACTCAACTTCTCCGTTGAATAATGGGGCAATAATTGTTTCTTCTGTAGAAATCATTTCTAGCTCTGAGTCAATTCCGTTTTCCTCAACCCACTGCTCATAGCCCTCAAGCATGATTCGACCTAGTTCTGCTTCGCCATCAAGGGTGTCAGTATCCCTGAAATCTGCAATAAGTAAGTTACGGTCAGCCTCTACCAAGCGAGAATGAGCATCTAGTAGTGGAACACCTTTTGCATAGTGATCATCTAAGGCAGCATGAATACGTGATCCAAGCGCCAGGGCCCCAGTAAAGTCTTGGTTAAGAGGCTTTAGACGACGATAGTAAGTTAACCACCACCGGCGACGACAATCTTTAAATGTTTGAATCTCTGAGTTAGAGAGTCTAATTACATTAGACATCTATCATTCCGTCCTTATATGTCATTGTTGTATGTTTCATAACTTACCTGCCTTATCTTTTTTAAGCAAGTCAAGTAGTTTTTCCCTGTCGTGAACGATTTGCTCAAAGTTATCTGCTTTAGTTTCAAGAACTTGTAGAACTCGTTCTTCTATAGTTCCTTCTGTTACATAATCTGTAATCACAATCGAATCGTGAATCTCTGATCCAATGCGGTGCACACGGTCTAGTGCTTGTTTGTGATCAACCAAAGACCAAGGGCGCTGAAGCATAATCAAGCGACGAGCAGCAGTGAGAGTCACACCTACACCGCCAGCCTGGGCAGTAAATAAAATCCACTTCTTTGCACCAGATTGAAAATCATCAATAGCTTGCTGACGTTCATCTTCATTCTGAGCACCAGTAATTAAACCGTGAGGGATGTTGGCTTTAGTCAAAGCAGCACTTAGAAGTTCAATTAACTGACGCGACACTGCACATACAGCAACTGAGTCCTCTCCAAAGTCTCCGTTTTTAATGTCATCCATAAGAGAATCAACCTTACAAGATGGCTCTGACAAAACAGCCTTAGGTTCTCCAGTATTCTCATCAACAACAATGTTTGCATAAGAACTAGCAAACTGAAGCAAACGAATTGTCTGAGTCAGAACACTAGGGGCAGATAACGCTTCGCCAGACTCAAGTTCGGCAATCATTGTGTCGCGCATTTGTTCGTAAGCTTTTTTCTGCTTAGTAGACATCTCCAAGTCGCGGCGTTCGTTGATTACTGGTGGTAGCCAAGGCAATACGCGAGCCTTCAACATACGACGCATGTGATGACTAATAGTACGTTGGAACTCATCTTCCATATGAGGCTTAATTCCAAGAACCATCATCCCACCAAAAGCATTAAGCATTGTGTCAACCATACGGTCAATCCACTTTGTCTTTGATGGCCAATCCTCAGGAGAAAGCCAATGCAAAATTGACCACATATCTACAACGTTGTTTGCCACAGGAGTACCAGTTAGTGCAAACCTAAACTCTGCATTGCCAGTTGCTGACCACAAAGCGCGAGTTTGTTTTGATTTAGGATCTTTTGACCGGTGAATTTCGTCAGCAACAACTGCTTTGAAATCAATCTTATTTAACTCTCTTTGGTGAACCTCACAACGAGTAAGACTCACTCTTTCATCGTGACCGCCGCATTCTTTACAGCGAGCCAGTGCTACAGAGCCGTACGGAGCCAGTCGTGAGTGAGTACGTAACGACTCCCAGTTAATAATGTAAACATCTGCAGGAGTCTCAAACTGCTTTTTACGCTGGGTAGAAGTTCCCTTAATAACTTGAGTAGAAACTCCTGGCCACCAACGACCAAATTCACGAGCCCAGTTTTTCTTAAGAGTGTTAGGACAGACAATAAGTGCAGGAAAAACATCTTCACCGCTGTCTTTAAGTTCTTTGATTGCTCTAATTGCTTGAGCAGTCTTACCTAGACCTGGCTCATCTGCCAACAAAGCCCTACGAGCTGTTTTAAGAAACTCAACTCCTGCTTGCTGGTGCGGGAAAAGATCTAAGTTAGTTGAGGACTCAAACTGCTCTAACTCTCTAAGAGAGTTTGCTGGACTAATACGAGTGTTAAGAAGGTTTGTAGCCCACTCACCAAGATCTTCGGCAATAACTAAATCGTTTCTAAAGGTAGAGCGCAGCGCTAAACAAGTAGACCAACTTAGAGGGACTCTCCAGATTTGATCAGAAGCTGACCAAGATGATCCCGGAATACTTTTACAAAGTTCTTTGTATCGGTATTCAACGTCTAAGCGAATATGCTTACCGTCTGGATCTAGTTTTGCTGTTACAGGCATTTACTTCCTTCTCCCATGTCTTTTTGTCATTAAAAAAATACTATCACACTTTTTGTAGAAAACTATTTATTTTGAATAGTAACTTCTATTCTAGAAGTTTTCTAGGTATCCAGCCACCCTTTACAAGCCTCAAAAGGGCGTGTCTAAGGGCATCATTTGCATGGCCTTCCCCACCTTTATGCCACACCCCTAAAGTCTTTAGGGCCTCGTTAGGGAACATTTTTTTGGCATCTACAGGCATTTGCCAAACAATAGAGTCCCTATCAATGCCAAAATCTTGCAAAATCTGCTTTAAAACTCCAATTTGCTCAAGGCTGTATGGCGCTTGAGAGTTACGGACTGTTTGAGCATTTATTGTAAATTTCTCACAAACCACAGTCAAAAGGCTGTAGTCCTCAGTAAAATCCTCTAAAAGGTTTCTTACAACGCCAGCAAACTCCTCTGGCTGGGACTCCCCAGAAAATAAAATCTCAGGCTCTTTATCTTTAGCCAAACAAAGTAAAGCAACTCCAGTAGCTTTCCCTGGGTCCACCGACAAAACATATTTAGACATACTTTTCACCCCATGTTTCCATTGGTCCATCTATACCAGAGGTAAGCGGAACTGCCCAACCCTCAGTTGTAGTCATACATTCTTTGACAGTTTGCATTACTTCTTGCACTTGGTCACGTGGCGCATTAAGCACAATTTCATCGTGTACGGGAACAATAAGAAGTTCTGTTAAATCAGCCTGATCTAATTTAATTAAGTTACTCTTAAAAACTTCCGCTGCTCCACCCTGGATTAGATAATTAACAAGGGTGTAGGTTCTTTCATCATCGCAAGGAATACGACGACCAGTCCAGGTATAGACATAGCCTTGACCCTCACCACGTAAGCGACGCATACCAATATCTTCAATCTGCTTCTGGAATGAAATCATTCCGGGATAGTTACGATCAAAAGAGTCAGAAACAGCCCTCATTTGATGTTCTGGTACACCAGCAGTTAAGGCTTGCTTAGCCACACCAGCGCCGTATAGACGACCGTAAACAACACCCTTAATAAGGTTACGTCTCTTATCAGAGCGAGTCATTTCTGGTTCCTGATACACCTCACGGCCAATTTCAGTAAATGGGTCAGAACCAGTTGCGTCCGCACGGTGAAATAGTTGAATCAAGTTGGGGTCTTGAGAAAGAGAAGCGAACATACGAAACTCAACTTGGTCAAGGTCAGATGTGACAATCACGTGGTCATCATCTTTAGGCAAGAATGCAGAGCGAACTACATCGTCACCCTTAGGGAGGGTCTGCAGTGCAGGGTCAGTAATAGACATACGACCGGTACGAGCACCCATTGTTTTTACAGATGGATGAACAAAACCCTCAACGTTCTTATCTATAAAATTAGAGAAGTAGCTACTAGCAAGTTTGTCAGCTTTTCGCTGTTTAAGAACAGTTTCGGCTAGGTTTTTAACTTCTTCATTTCCAGTTATTGTTAACAGTTTTAGTTGGTCTTTGGTTGCTGACTTTTGCCCCGTAGGTGTTAGTTCAGTAATTTCTGCACCAAGACTCTCAAAAAGCCTGACTAACTGTATGTTGCTGGTTATAGAAGCCCCGTTGTACGTCTTTTTAGCCCAATCTTTTACGGACTCCGTGTAGTTAACCAACTCCTCATATTTTCTCTGAGAATAGTCAAGATCTATACGAGCCCCATTGATCTCCATACGAGTAACAATTTTTCTTGTAGCCATTTCAAGTTCGTATGCTGTGTTGTACACACCACCAGGACCGCACTTTTCATAGAACTGTTCCCAGATACGCATTGTCAGCACAGTATCAAGCGCACCATAAGACCAGTAAGGCTGAAAGTTGACCGGAACAGTTCCCCAAGTCCAGCCATTAGTGGCAAGTTCTGTTCCCAAAGTTTCTTGCAGTGCAACAGCACGAGAGTCTACATAACGAGCAGCTAATTTTTTAAGCGCACCAGAACCCAGTGGGTCGATAATCTGAGCCATAATCATTGTGTCGTGCGCACGATGCCAAGGCATTTCCCACTCAGATCGAACAGCAAACCACTTGGCTTCAAAAGCAATATTGTGGCAAACAATCTGACCTTCAAATTTATTCATTGCTTCATAGAAAACGCCAGACCAGTTTTTCCAAGGTATAGACCAACCTTGTTGCCCATCTCCAATCTGAGCAAGACGTATATCTCCGTGCCAAGGAGACAAGGCATCACCACGAACACCGCCAGCGAGTTCACCAGTTTCAATATCTACAGATACTGCATCGTATGGACGGCGTTGACTAAGCCAAGTGAGAAACTCAGTGGCTTTTTCTACAGAATCAACTAGGTGTAGTTGTACTGCGGATAAATCTTCTGTCTGTCGTTCTGTCATTTTTGTCATTCCTTGGTTTTTGTTTAGGGAATAATTTCTACCCTATACACAGATTCAATTTTTTTATCTTGCTTAGACGCTTCTTCAAGCAATCTCTGAGCAACTTTAGTCAGGTAACGAGCCCCACCATCATCATACTTATATAATGCTTCAAGCACAGCTTCCGCATCATCGCTTACTTGCGCCCAAGTTCTATTTCTTTCAGGAAATATATAAGGAAGTTCGCTTTCAACAGGAGAGCATTCTTCGCAAGGTATAGCGTCCTTTGATAGGTTTTCAGGAACGGATTCAACTAAACCATACCTTTTTACAAGAGGGCAAGAGGCTCCATGAAAGACAAGAGATACACCTACTCTAGAAAGAATGTAGGAACCGTTTTCTGTCTGGTAAAGATCAAACTCAATCCAACGAGTAGACCCTTTTCTCCACGAAGAAGAGGATCCAAGAATGCGACCATTAAACTGAAGAGTACGGGAACCATCTCTAACTTCGTACACTGTTCTGGCTCCTGAATGTCATGGTGTCTATCCAACAAGTATACATTGTTATTTAAACTCTCTTTGGAGCCATCCACCAGGGTTTGCGGTAATTCCATAAGGAGCAAGTCGCAAACGAGTAAACTTTTTACCTGCTTCAGTCTCCATAAAATCATTTAGCGCTGGAATCACCCCTCTCGGAGCCTCTTTGTATTGACGAAGTTCTTCAATATCAACAATTCCATCTTCTACAACAAACCAACCACCAACGGGAACTAAGTCTGAATAGTTCTCCATGGCAAACATCGTGCACTGATAGGTATGAGCAGCATCTTCAATAACCATTGCCCTACGTCCAGCAACAGCGTCATAGACAGCCTTAACTGTCTCCGGAGTAGTTAAATCTCCGTTTATAATAGTGATTCTTTTGTCATAAGAAATGTTATCTTCAGCTGCCTTAGTGTTGACATCTACGCCAATAACTTCACCGCCACCAAGTATATTGCTGAGGCGATCAGCAAACCATAGCGAAGAGCCACCTGATTCAATTCCTAATTCAACAATAACTTCTGGTTTTGAATCTTCAATAAGACGTTCGTATGTACGTAAATCCTCTGGGAGTTTTAAAATACGAACGCCTTTATATAAATCTACATAGTGTATTTGATTAAGAAGCCTAGCTCTATAAAAATCAAGCAAAGACATACCGAGATTTATAGGGGTTGATCTGTAAAAGTCTGCTGAAGGTTGCTCACTCATGGAATGCCAGCCCATTAACAGCAAGATACCCAAGGGTTGTCACTATTGCATTTGGGAAATACAGAAAACAAGGAGCATCTGGGTTAGCACCGTTTTGAACCAACTTAAGTGAAATCTCTTTCGCAAAGTTCCAAGCACTAATAATGTAAGCATCGTTATCTTTAATAGATGAAAAATCTGTAATTTGAACATCTAAACCAGGAATCCACTTACCAATTTTTAATGGAGCCTCGTCTAATACCGCATCAACTTCCAAATCACAGGCACGTAAGAAAGTAATTCCTTTTGCAGCGGCTCCAACAGAGACAATTCTGTGACCTAGGTTTTTCCAATCCTCAGTGACTTCTACAGACACTTGCTTGGTGTAAATAGCATTTTGATAGAACTGCTCCCAATCTACAGGAGTACGAGTTGATCTAATCAAACCTGTTTCATCATCTTTCGGCTGAACCTCATTAAGACCAGCAGATATTGCTGACAACTCAATAGAGGTTTTATCTGGGTCGTAGTCCTCGTTTACAAGTACGTATAGAGATGAGTTACCGTGCATCTCCACGTAGTGGGTGTATACAAGCTTTAAGCCAACACGTTTAGCCAGTGCAGCCATAGAATCTTCACAGAAGAAAGAGCAGTGCTCGTGGTAAATGGTGTCAAATTCTCCATTAGCAATCATGTCTGCCTGAGAAGTTTGAAATATTGCATACCCATTCTTATTTAAAACTCTTTGAACTTGTTCTAAAGCAGCTAACGGATTTTGTGTATGAGCAAAGACGTTTTGTCCAATAACAATGTCATACGAGTTAGACTCAAATTGATTTGCTACATCAGGCCAAAAACCAAGAACAGTTTTTAGTCCTTCTTGATTTGCTACAGACACAATATTTTCTGCTGGGTCTACGCCACAAAAGTTTGTTATTCCAGCAACACTGAGGCTTTTCAAAAACAAACCATCATTGGATCCAAGTTCAAGTACAGAAATATCTTTACCGCAAAGATTGGCAACAAAATATGCAAGCTTTTGCATATGGTCTTTCATGGTCTGACTTGTTGAACTAACATAAGAATAATCACTGAATAACTCTTCTGCTGAGACAAAATTAGTCAACTGACCGTGACCACAATGGAAACAAGCCTCAATCCCTAACTTATAAACAGCATAATCTTTCTCATCCCTAGAGGCTAAAAGATTGTTTGCTGGTGCTTGAAAACCTAAATCTAAAACTTCTTTAACATCGGAACCACCACAAGCCAGGCAGTATTTAGTATTGTTAGGCACTTAAAGTTTCACTCATTCCTTCTGTCGCTAATTCAACTGCTTCTTTACCGTACTCTTCTATTTTATGAATCATACGCCAACCATTCCAATGCAAAACGCGCCTTTTTACGAAAGGTAAGCCCATATCTAGCAATCTATCCCAATTATAGGTCCCAGTATCGACACCACTGGCTACGCCAACTGCTTCAAAAGGGTAAATGACCCTAGTGGACCAACCTTCTTTTTTAATTAGACGGCTCATACCAACTTCATATGCAACAATAATATGAGCTTTTGTAGGTTGTATTTTTATACTTTCCCAAAAATCTTTCATAGGCTTTCTGCGCAAAGCCCCATTAGAAAAACCAAACCAATAAGTTTGTATATGCCAATCAATATCAGAGTTGGTTGTTAGACCCCATATGTCTTTGTCTGTTTCTTCAAAATCTCTAAGTAAGTTTGAGAATGACCAGAAAGGACCAACTACTCCACTATTTGCAAATAATATTTTTTTAATGTCATATAAATGAGGCATAGCGTGTAAGCCCACAGACCATGACCCAAAGTCTGATCCAATATTAGGCTTACGAATAAGAGTCACATAATCTGGCCAAGGCAATTCCTCTGGGGTTGAATCAACGACTACTACAGGCCAGCCACAGTTATTCCAGTTTTCTAGTTGTTTTGCTACTGACTTAGTTATTTTACCGTCGTTAGTGTGATGAGCATATAAAACAACTTTGTCTCTGATAACTTTTCCAGAGCGAACCAAATAGACCTGACCCTTACAAGCTTCAGTTATTAGCATTCCGGGAGGCCTTTCTACGTGGTAAATTATGTTTTTGTCTTTGTCTAACATAAGTGCATTAATGTCTTGAACTACTGTCGCACTTCGTCTTTCTGCTGTAGAGCGACTTTTTTTCATAAAGAAAGCCACTCTTTATTTTCTAGAGTCCACCTAACTGTTTTTTCTAGAGAATCTTCAAGTGAGATAGGGGCAGTCCACCCAGTTGCAGCCAACCTGGAACCATCTAATGCGTAGCGAAGGTCGTGACCAGGGCGCTTATCGCGGTAGTCAATTACTTCATATTTAAGAGGCATATCCATAAACTTAGCAATTAATTTTGCCATTTCTAGATTGTCTAGTTCTTTTTCACCAACAACATGGAATCTTTGAGGAACTTTAACTGGATTATCTGCTGAATAGTGGTTAACTTCTTGAGTGTTTGCAATATGGAGCAAAGCATCGGCTTGATTACGAGCATGTAGGTAAAAACGACTTCCAAGTCTGCCCTCAGCGTCTCCGTGTAGGCGTACGCCATACCCAGAAAGAATACTTTTCATAACAAGGGGAACAAATTTTTCTGTGTCTTGCATTTCACCAATGATATTCATTGTGTTTGTAATGATAAGTGGAACACCATAAGTCCGCCAGTAAGCGTATGCAATATCTTCCTGAGCAGCTTTAGAGGCTGAATATGGGTTGCTTGGGAAATGTAAATCTTCCCATTCGGCGTGGTCATGCCCTATTGGTGCCGGACCATAGACTTCATCAGTTGAGATATGAATAAACTTCTCTAAATGATCGCTAGAACGAGCCCAATCAAGTAAATGACAAATCAACTGCACGTTATTGATAACAAATGGTGCTGGATTTTCAATGCTTCGGTCTACGTGACTTTCACTAGCAAGATTAAAAACATAGTCAATTTTTCCAAATGCATGAGCAGTTACAGAACTCAAGGGTGCTGAAAGATCAATATGAATAATTTTTACTCGGTTAAAGTATTTTGAGCTATCTTCAGTAGCTAATCGAATACGATCTTGAACACCTTTATGTGTAAAAGTTACTGGACAAACAATATCCCAGTCTGTATTTACTAGTAAGTGGCGTAGAACATGACTTCCTACGAAACCACTTGCACCTGTTAAAAGAACTCGCTTTGTCATTATCCAATACCTAACCACATTTTGTTGAATATTTTTGTATCACTGTCGATCATTTCTTGCTTTCTTGGGTTATAAGCATCACTGCTAGAACCAAAGTGATCTGATCCTACCCCAACAACTCTACAAATTCGACCATTCCTCTTGTAGGCACGCCGAAACAAATCATCATCTCCATACCACCACTGGTATTGCTCACTTACCGCATATGGCTGGTCTTTCCAGAACTCAGCGGCAATAACAAAAGCCCAAGCCACAGCATGACCAGGCGGAGTATCCATTGGGTAGGGCTCAAAATCTTTTGGAAATAGTTCGCCAAGGGGTTTGTTCCAGACAGGGATGTGTTTTGAGTGTAGACCTGGACGAGTTGGGTCCACGGTGGCAATTTGGTACCCATGGTCTCGCATAACTTTAGACAAGTTTTTGATTGCGTTAGGTGGAAGCCTGATGTCACTATTAAGAAGAGCAAGGTTTACTTCTTCGTCAAATTCGTTTGCTTTTCTAATCATGTGGTTCCACATTTGATAGATTCCCATTCCTTTGGAATCAATCAAAAAAATACGTTTATCTAGCAACCTACGATTACGCACCCAATCTGCAGTTACGTCTGTGCACCCATTGTCATACACCCAGACTTCGTCAACCTCATCAGCAAGAAGTAATCCCTCAATTAGTGGAGCAATCCATTCAATTGCGTTAAGTGTAGGTATCGCTGCTATTGTTTTCACTGTCTGTACCAAATAAGGTTTGTCATAAGTCGACCATCTTCTGGGCTTAATTTAAGGGCTTTTTCACCGTACTCAATTGCTTTTTCTTTTTCGCCTAAACGATAAGATGCAATTGCAGCAAGATCATAAGGCTCTGGCCCCCAGGCCCACGCTTGACTTAGGTAGTTATAGTCACGCACTGTAATAGTCAGAGAGCGTTCAGCCGCTCTCAAGCATTGCTCCCACTGAGAAGTACGGTAGTAATACTGAGCCAACTCAATCCAAGGCTCCCGGTCAGTAGGGCATTCTTGAGTCGCCATCATTAACCATGCTTCAGCATTTTCTGGCTCATCAACTTTAGCCAAAAAACGCATGCCAGCTGCTCGCTCTGCTTTCCATACAGCAGAAGGCAAGGCTAAGTGACGTTTAAATTCTTTAGTTGCTTCTTCGTTACGGCCATAAAACATTAATTCACGAGCATAATAAAAAGCGTTACGGTCATTGTGAGGATCTTCTTTCACTGAAAGAGCAAGAAGATCTAAGTATTGACCACGAGATTTTTGCGGATCTGCAAAGTGATGGAGTTCAAATCCATGAATATCTGCCCACTTCTCCTCAATCCGGTCTGGTTGTAAGATTTCGTGGACTGGATGCTTCCAACGGTATCCGTGACGAGAGTGGATTTTTTCATACCAAAAAGTAAGACCGTTACTTCCATCTTCTTCGTGATTCCATGTGTATAGGAAGCGACCGTGGTTAGCATCTCCCCACTGAGATTCAAGGGCTTCGCGCCAACCAGGGTAAAGAACTTCATCCATATCCACGCTGACACATACGTCTGCATCTGCAGGGATAAGCGCCATCGCAGCATTGCGGGCATCATCAAAGCGCCAAGGTTTGACGCGGATTTCGTGTACTAGGATCCCTAGTTTGCGGGCTATTTCTACTGTTTTATCTGTTGATCCAGTATCGGCAATCACTAAATAGTCAGCATCTTTATTTGCGGTGTACCAGCGTTCTACAAAACTCTCCTCATTAAGAGCAATTGTATAAACAGCAATCTTCATTTTGTACTCGTCTCTGGGGTGTATGTACTTTTAGTAAGTATAACTGAAAAATGTATTATTAAATGTAGAAAGTCCCAGTTCCTGATGTAAATTTATAGACTTTATAACCACTTCTAGTAGTTGTATCAAGTGTATAAACAAGAGTTCCAGTAACAGTTAACGACTCAACATAGCTATTTGGGTAGGCAACAACCACAACTCCAGAGCCACCTGCCCCAGCAGTTACTCCTGTGGAACCTGCTCCGCCTTCCCCACCAATTCCAGTATTTGCAGCACCTGCTACACCATTCACTCCAGAAAGGTATGATCTACCTGCACCTCCAGCACCGTAGTTTGTATCAACTCCAGTAATTAATCTAGCGGATGAGTTTGGCGTGCCAGCTCCGCCAGCACCTCCAACAGTATTAGAAGTTGAGGTAACTCCAGCTCCACCAGCACCACCACCACCGCCAGCACTACAGATTGTTGTTCCTACAATACCAACACCAGAACCTCCATTATTACCTCCAGCACCAACCCCAGGAGAGTTTGGCGTAGATCCAGGGCAACCCCCACCCCCGCCCCCACCTGAGGCACCATTACCACCATTACGATTGTCTGAACCAGAACCGTAGCCACCGCCACCTGCGGTCAAAGTAACCCAACCTGTTCCAGTAACTGTTGAAGCAGTACCACTTTGCCCAGCTGGACCACCAGTTCCAACACTTATAGTTACAGGTGAGGATGATATATTTCCAAGACTGTAGTAAACACCACCGCCGCCACCGCCGCCACCGCCGACGTTTGCTCCACCTGGACCACCACCGCCGCCGCCAGCAACTAAAAGCATTTCAGCAGGAACTTGACGTCTAGCTACTTGATCCCAGAACTTGCTACTTTTCGGTGTGGCTTGAGCAACACTAGATTTACTAAAAAACCTTACAGCCATTAGGAAATCTCCGTACCAAATGCTCCAAAAGATAGATTTATAGAAGAAGCATAAACAGTAATTACATCCCCTGCGCCAAGGGTCAAACCTAGAGTTAAAGCAGTTGAGTCGTTAGCCGCAATAGCCACATCGTATGCAATGTAATGCAAATTAGCCAATGCAGCTCCGCCTGGGCGAACAGCAATGCGATACGTAGCACCAGAAGCAGAACGATTAGCAATAACAATTGTAGAGATAATTGCTTCTTTTCCCGAACCTACAGTGTAAAGATTTGTATTAGTGGTAGCAGCAGGAGCTTCTTGCCCAAGGACTTTATATGTGTATGACATATGTTAAGCCCCCATCAACAAAAATGGATGTTGTATGTTTGAATTTATTAAATCGTCTACATAGTTGACTGGCAATGTTACAGTTTCTTTTACTACCAAATTACTAGTAGTGGTTGTCTGAGCATAAAGATCTTCTGACTGCAGAACCGGAGCGATTGCTGGCTCTGAAGATACATTTTTGACTCTATCTAAGCCACTCATAATAAATCCTTATGCCTGTGCTTCAGTCCAAGAAAGACGACCGAAAACATCCTGAGAACCAGAACTAGCAAGGTTTGTCACTGAAATAGTTAAAACATCTGGACCGTCTGGGTAGATATTAGAACCAGGAGCAGAAGTTCCACCGCCAAGAATTGAGTTACCAAGGTCTCGCACGGCTTCAAGAGAAAGACTTGTAGTTGAGTTCACGAAGAAACCACCAGTTACTTCACCACCAGCAACTGTTGCTGATCCTCCAGAATAATCTGCAATTTGAGATAAACTTGAGTTAAACTCTGTTGCTGATCCTTGAATAACGTTTTTCCACGTAACACTACTGACGTTCGTTGGGACACCGTTAAGCACAGCAGTCACGAGAAGGTTTGAGGTAGATGCTCTAGTTGTAATGTCAAGCGCTCTAAGGACCAACTGCATACGGTTAATAAGTTCACGGGCTCCAAACTCTGCTGGAGTTCCGTTATCTACTGATGGTGCTACTCGGATTGAGAATAGCGCTTTTGTTGCGCCAGCTGAAATATTAGTTGTAGTTCTCTGACCGTAAGTAAACAAAAGCGACTTATCATCATCAAAACGACCATCCATGATTACCGAAGTACCCCAGTGAGATAGGTTCGGGGCAAATGTAGGGAATGCTAACTCAACGCTAGTTTGTGATGTAGCAGAGTAAGTATAAGCAAAAGCATATTCGGTACTACCGTTTACACCACCCATACGAGCGTAAGTAACTGAAGCAGAAGAGATAGCTCCAGTCAAAGCCTGGGAAAGAGTTAAGGTTGTTCCAGATATTGCTGAAATAAATGTTCCGCTAGGAATGTTAGCGTGAATGGCTCTTTGACCAACTTGCAGACCTGTAGCAGATGTAACTGTAATACCGTTAGAACCAGCAGAGCCAGTTGAAGTTACAGAAGCACCGGCTAATCCTCTAGTAACACCAGTAAACTCTGTTGTTGTTTTTCCAGTGTAGTTTACATACTCAAAAAGTTGATCTGCTTGGTTTGTTGTACTACTTGGTCTAATTACAAGAGTTCCGCTACTAGGAAACGCTGCTGTTGATTGAACAGTTATCACCGAAGCATCGTTAGTTAAACTATCCTGAAGTAGTGTTACTGGCGGTGTTGTAGATGTTTCGTATCGCGCAGGAAGGTTACCAGAACGCATGTAGGCTTCGTAGTTAATGTTGTTGTTTGGTTGCTTATGTACGTATGTAACATCACCGTCTGATGCACGAATACCCCAGCGAACGAAACCAGCTCCATACCAAGAGTAGTCAATATAGAACATCTGCATTTTAGATAAGTCAAGGTTGTAGCCAGACGGACCTGTGCCATCGCAAGGATCAAGATTCCACTGAGACTGAGGAATTTTTGTGTCTACTGTTTTACTAACAATTGCATAATTAGCAGTAGCTCCTCGGTACGATGGAGTAATTGTCATAGAAGTATCGCTTGCAATTGTCTGCACTTGATATGACTGCCCACGAATTACAATAAAATCGCCAACTGATAGTTGATTTGAGAAGTTTGTAGGGAAGTCAGCGCCAGTCTGGGTAATAGTGTTTGAACCGTTTGTTGCTGTAACTTTTCCAGAAAGTTGGAATGTAGATGAGCGGCGCACAGCGTAGAGAGTCTGACCGTCAAATTCAAAGAACAAACCATTTTGAAGATCAAAAATACCAAGTCTATTGATAGCGCCATTCCAACCAACAACAGAAACATAGTATGGACCAGCACCTACTGACGAAGTCGGGGTTGTAAGTGCTGTGTAAGTAAATTTGTTGTAGCCCAAAACGTTAGCAACAACAAAGTTTCCGTTGTATGCAGAATCAGAAGCGCCACCAACTGCAATAGCAACACCGGGAGTTAGGTTGTGTTGCTCTCTGGTCTGTACGGTAATAGTTGTTCCAGTAGCAGTTAAAGAATCAATCTGAAGGTTTGGCTTTAGAATTGTTCCAGAACTTAGTTGAATACCTTTACCAGATTGGTATCGGAAATAACGACGAGTCTGACGAGCAGTCATTTCGTTATTTGAAGTTGTATTAGCAGAGAAAATTACTCCACCATCAAAAGGACGGTGAAGAATCTGTCCTTGCGGACGAACATAAATTTTAGCGCTAGTGATTGTAAGAGCGCCTACTGGAGCAGTTGATACATAGTAGACAAATTGCGTAGCACTGTTGATACCGGCAACAAAGAACGAACCGTTAGGCGGATTAGATGTTGCTGCTGTTACGCCAGTAACTGCAATTTCGTTACCAATAGAAAGACCATGTGGAACAGTTGTTGTGACGGTGATTGCAAATCCCGATACTGTCATTGCCGATGGAGCTGCACCAATTTGAGCACCTGTGTAAAGGTTACCTGTATAAATTGCAGTTTTATTTGAGTCAAATAAAGCAGAAATACCAGTTGTGTTAGCGGCACGGGAAGTGTACGTGAATGTGTACGGAGATGATGTAGTAACAGATTCAATAATAAAGTTACCGTTAGCAAAACCTAAGTATGTATCTTGAACAATAATAGGAGTTCCTACAGCCAACCCGTGAGCCGCAGAGGTGGTAACAGTTACTGTTCTACCAGCAATAGCTATACCAGTAATGTTTGGGACAGCGTTAGAAGATTGAGAAGCAAACGGTCTGTTGTCTGTAGTAGTTAGGTTTTCCCACTTAGTACCCTGAATACCGTACTCAAAGTCCGTATCAATCAAAGCCTGAGGCGTGGTTACACGAAGTTTGTTAGTTGGATCCGTGTAAGCTTGTGATGGTGTAAAAGTTTCATCTTGCTCTTCAAAAGTAATCTGAATCTTGTCCGTTATGTTCATGGCAAGAGTGTTGTAATTAAAAACAATAGTTGTTGTTTCTGAACCGTCTGAATTTACAACAGAGGAGTAACTAGTTGCTCTGAGCGCTGGATCTGAGAAATTATAGATAACTTGGTTGCTAGTAACGTTTGTAATAAGAACTAGCTTTTCCTGCATAATGTATTTAGGAATTACAAGAGTCTTTGTCGCAGGGGTAAATTCGTAACCGATCTCAGTTAAAACTTTTCTAGCCATGTCTCTATGCTCCTAATAAAATATTTGCAGGTTTCAAAGGATAAACCTTACTTGCTGCGTTTGTTGTTGGTCCCGGCATCAGTCTTATGTTACACATAGATCCGATTGGCGGAGCTTCTGCAAACACAATATATCCTTCGTTGTCTATATAAAAACCATCTTTTTGTAGAGGCGAATGGCTTACATAATCTGGAAAACTTACAGTTTGAATTATACCATTAACTATCACAATAAGACGGTAAGGATTAAGTACGGACTGTGTCGCCGTATTAAAACTTAAAACAAATCTAGATGTGTAGTTGTCAAACCGAGACGACAAATCATCAAATTCTACAATGTCTGACAAAGCAGTAGTAGCGTCAGGCTTTGTTTCAAGGTATCTAAGTCTCTTGTCATGGAGATTAATTATTTGATTTAGATCGCTCATATTATGCTACAAACTCGTATTTCACAACGAAAACTAGTGATTTATTAGGGAATTCAGCATCTCTATCAAAGGACTCAACATCGTTGCTTGAAGTTCTGTTGTCATAGTAAAGGTAAGCGTAGTTAACTCCACCAGCAGAGGCTATTGAGTCTAGGGCCCATTGAGCACTGAAATTACTAGCAGTGTTTCGTTTAAATCCAACTAGGTAGTCCGTGTCAGGAAAAACTAAAGACTCTTCCTCGGTATGCGTCATAGGGAATGATTTAGAGTCTATGTACTGAATTCCTTGAAGTTTTGGAGCAGCATCAGCATTTCCAGAAACAGCAATAATAGAATTATTCGTCCCATCCCAAACAGCTGCTCGTAATCTAGCGCTCTCGTCTTGCCAACCAGCAACTGATAGAGAAACCTCAGTAACTCTTCTACCTCTTGCTGCACCAATTGCAGGGTACGCAGTAAATCTTGCTACAGGGGATGTGCCTAGAGTCAGTGCTCCATCGGTTTCTGTGTATGAAACAGTAAAAGTTGTCTCCAGTGGAACAGATATTACAGTGTAATCTTCATAGCCACTACCATCTGTCAAGTTATATAGAGTTACTAAATCTCCCACACTGAACAGGTGAGGAGTAGATGTTGTAATAGTTGCTACATTTGTATTAATTACAGCAGATGTTATAACTCTGTCCGTTAGTTGCGGAAGTCTAAATGTTGTAGCAACTTGAGCTGCCTCCAGGGGTGTTGTTGCTATTTTTGTAAAAGTATCAGCAACTACAAGAGTATTATTATATTTTGGAATATAAGTAAATTCATACTTTGTTCTAATGTAAAGAGAAGCCTCAGC